TCCAAACCCCGGAAACATATTTGCATTTAAAGCAGATGGAACACGAGTTGAGGTAGCTAAAAATTATTTTACAGCGCAGACAAACACAGCTAATCAAGCAAGTAACCAAGGAAGTAACACCGTGGCTAAAACAATAACAACTGACCAGCAGCTAGAAACTGAAGTTGGAACCCTTGCAGGTGCTGGACTTCCTGCTGCAACAACAACTCAGCAGCAGGTTCAACAGGCGGAGTTGCTGGGAACTCAGTCTGGTCAATTAGGAGTTGCACCTACAACAGCGGTGTCTCAGGCTCCAATGGTGGGCATAACCACCACTGTTCCCCAAGCTCCTGCAGCACAAGTGGGTCAGATTGCGACCACATCAGAAAACATACCCGAACTTCAGCAGTTAGGTGGCGCACAAGCCGCACAACTAACCCCTACAGGCCCCTATGTCGACCCGACAAACGTTCAAGGTCAGTTATCCGCAGGGGCTTTAGCTACAGCACAAACTGACACCCTTGACCCTCAAGCAACCGTTCAGTACCAGCTTGGGCAACTGATGAGTTCGCTTCAGTCGGGTGGACCAATGCCGCCTTGGGCATCCCCAGCAGTTCGCAAAGTAAATGCCGTCATGCAGCAGCGCGGCCTTGGCGCATCGTCAATGGCTGCAGCAGCTATCACCACAGCCCTCATGGAGTCGGGGGTTCAGATTGCCGCACAGGATGCTAACAAGTACGCAGCTATCCAACTAACCAACCTGAACAATAAGCAGCAGACAGCCCTGCGTAATGCCGCAACAGTCGCTGCAATGGACACTGCAAACCTAAACAATCGCCTCAAGGCTGAAGTTACTAACGCACAGGCGTTCCTGTCTATCGACCTGAAGAATCTTGACAATCAGCAAAAAAGTGATACATTAACATATCAAGGGCTATTGCAGGGTCTATTCAAGGACACAGCCGAAGAGAACGCCCGTCAACAGTTCAACGCTAAGAACGAGTTGCAGGTAGAAGAGTTCTTTGCTGAACTAGGCGCACAAGTCGAAACAACCAATGCAAACCGCAACTCATCTATGCAACAGTTCAACGTATCTGAGGCAAACTCGATGACACAGTTTGGGGCTACCCTGCGAGATTCGCGGGACAAGTTCAATTCGCAGATGCAATTCGCAGTCGACCAATCGAACGCCGTCTGGAGACGCGAGGTTAATACATCAAACACAGCCCTGCAAAATGAAACAAACCGTATCAACGTACAGAACGAGTACAACGCGAATCAGAACGCTTTAAATAACCTGTGGCAAATGTATCGCGACAACGCTTCGTGGAACTTTCAGAAGAGTGAGTCAGCCCTCGCTCGTGACCACGACCTTGGCTCATTGGCTATGCAGTATGCAAACTCGGAAGCCTTGTACGATAAGAAACAGAAAGATGCTCTTGCAAGGGGTGTAGGCAACTGGTTAGCACGGATATTCTCATAGGAAAAGTAGATGTTTGATTTTTCTAAAGCATTAAAAACAGCGTTTGATTTTGGTAAGGACTATCTTTTAGGTGAAGTTATCGAAAGTGGAGTTTACGATACAGGCACGGGAAAATATATAGATACTTCGAGCAGAGGTGGTGGTTTTCTCGACACAGCTTTGGGATTAGTATCGACAGGTGCAAAGGCATACAGAGCCATGCAAGATGACCCAGATGGCAACGTCTTCGAAACCCCAGAGTTTCGCGGACCAGAAATTAGACGTGTTGGAACTGGTGGTGGTCGTGCGGGTCGTGGCGGTCTTACCGGACAAACTGGTTGGAGACCAACCAATCAGATGTATCGTGATGCTATCATCCGCCGCATGAAGCAGGTAAACTTTGAAAGTAACTTACAGCGTATGACCGACTCAACAACAGTTCGCCCAACCACACGACGCAGAGCCGCAGAAAAACCCGGCACAACAACCATCACACGCACAACAAAAGCTAAAGTTATCACGTAGGAGACTGACGTGGCAGAAGAATACTTTGACGATTTTAACGTTGCACCACCCGGTCACTCTTTGACTGAGGACAACAGCAAGTGGCCTTGGGGTCGTCCGCCTGAGATGGTAGACCCAGACGAGGCTTTGGATGCGACTATCGAACAACTGATGGACCCAAAGAAGAAGCAGGAGATGTTTAAGCTGCTGATGGTGGGTGTGTCTGTTGAAACTATGGTTGAGGGCATGATATTCACTGCATTTCGTGACGGCAAGTACACCCCAGATGTAGGCTTGCTCCTCAAGGCTCCGCTTGGTATAATGATAGCGGATATGGCTGAAGAAGCGAATATACCGTATCGCCTGTTCGAGAACGACAACGAACTTGATAAGGACGAGATGAATGACGAAACTTTTGTTCGCATGATGAAAGATAACAACCCACAGATGTTCGAATACGTTCGCGAAAACCTAAATGCTGCCCTTCGTGCTGGCAATCGTCCTATGGAGTCTAACTTTATGAACATGAAGCGGGGAGAAGACTGATGGGTATTTTTGCATCCTTTGCTACAGGTTTCCTAGAGGGTTCTGTTCAGGTTCAAAAAGAAAAGGCTGCTGCGGAATTAGAACAGCAAAAGACAGATAATGAACGGCGAGACAAGCTGGGTACGATTGTATTTGACCTGATTAAAGACGGTAAACTTACAGGGGACCAAGGGTCAGAGTTGCTGGGAAGAAGCGACCTGACACGAGCAGATATTGCTGGCATGGTTAATATGGTAGAAGATGTTGGTAACTCACATCTGTTGGGTGGGTTTAAATTAAAAAACAACTTTGATGACATAAACAACCCAGACCAAAAAGCAGAAAACTACCTTACTACTTGGAACACACAGTTCGCAACTCCAGAAACTCGTTCTTCTGCCATACAGTTCTATAAAGAAAAAGGTGATGCTAAAGCTGCATTAGCGCAGATTGACTCTTTTGAAAAAAACTTTCTTCTTGCAAATTATGCACCCCCGCAAGGTGGTAAATCAGTTAAGGTGAGTTTAGAAAAAGGATTTCCTGAACTGTATGCTTTTAAACAAGACCTTACAAAGTTTATAGGGGGTCAGTTTAGAGACGACGTAGATAATATGTTAGACCTACACACAACAAATAACGATATAGGTCAACACGAAACTTTAGTTATGTTGCCTAATCAAGATAATAACTTCATACTCCCAACTCAATCGGAGCAAGCAGAGCAGTTGGATAATCTCGCTAATGTTATACTTCCTAAGGGTGGAAGTCGACATCATTTAATGTCACGAATGGGTGAGTTTAGTTATAATGAAAATCCTAATCTTCAAGCGCAAGGAATGATACACTCAGCAGCGTTGTTACAATTAGGTATTCAAGACTTCAAAAAAAGCCCAGATGCGAGAGCAGCAGTATCAGATTATCTAATAAACACTGTTGCACAAGGTGACCCAGATGCAAATGTAGATAAGCTAATAGCAGCAATCTACCCCATATATCAGAAAAATTTCCAAGTGGATGCTATGGATGACCTACTAGGAAGTACGCAGACACCGATGGAATATTTGGGTACTAAAAGATATAATGATACCAGAGGTACATACGAAGCTGCTGATAATGTAGATAAATTAGGTGAACGGCTTTTTAAACTTAGGTCTGAAGGTAAAACTTCTGGAATTTGGAGAGCAGTTACTGAGGGTATAGTAGGCTTGACTTCTAGCACAGGGCAGCTATCTCAATTTTCGCAATCCGTCATAGGCATGGGTTCTGGAGTTACAGACGCAAATGACGCAAGAAATATTGTTTCTATAGACGGAAAAAATTACACTCAAACAACCGCCGAAAGTATTGCAGCCATTGCAACAAAATATGGCTATAGTGCCTCTGAACGTATTGGTGAGATGCAAGCTCTAGAATTTAACCTAGCTGTTCAAATTGCCCGTGCTGCTGACCCTAGCGGTCGTCTGTCTAACCAAGATTTCGAAAATGCCTTGAAGCAAGTAGGTAGAGCAGGTGCGTTTGCTAGTTTAGAAACAGACCTCAGTGCGTTAAAAACTACAATAGAGGTCAATAGAGATAAGAAGAAAAAGCTCCAGAGGGTATATGACCTGACAAACAAAAACGTCGTGGAAAGAGAAGACAAGATTGCTCTAGAAATACACGAGACAATAATTAAAGATGTAATAAAGTTAAACAAACAAAACTCTGTAGCAACAACACCGGAAGTTGAAATTGCCAAACCCCCTGTAGATGTAAACGCAGTTACAGGTGGCACAAATGTTACCGCAGACTATGACCTACCTCAAGGCACTGAATATTTTGTAACCGACGAGGGTGGTTTCTTAGTTACAGATGGCGAGGCTGTTGCGGTTACAGATGAAAACAGACCCATTTATAAAGAGACACCTAAAGATAATGCTGCAGCAGCATCTCCTGTCGTTGCTCAACCTAAACAAGATGTTACCCCACAAGTCCCTGCTCAACCAGTTCAAAGCGGTGTGATAGACCCTAAAATGTTTGCTGGGAAGATGCAGACTCCTGTTGCAAATGGTCTTGTTAAATTTGAGGGTGACGATATACTGTATAAACCCGTGTTAACTGAAGGTGTAATAACCGGATATGAGGCTCAATAATGGTTGACATTTCTCAAATACCACAGAGAAAAGACACAGCACGATTACCTACAGCGTTTGAACAGCCAATCAGAGGTCTAGGTGGCATGGGTCCTGTATTGGTTGACTTGCCTACTCTTGCAGAAAAAGACATTGCAGTACAAACAGGCGCACAAACACAGGACACTCGTAGTTCATTCGAAGATTTAATATCGTCCACTACCGCCGAAGAGATAACCTCCAAGGGGGTTACCATGCTGGGCAACACGCCTATTAGCCCCATCATTCTTCAGAAAGCGAGAGAAGACAAAGCTTTCAAAGCAAAGCTGTACGAAAGTTATGTAAGGTCTGACGCGGTTCCTACCATAGAAGAAGATAGACTTGCTGTTCCCTTCTCCTCTCCTGACTTAACTAAAATACGTAGACCTGCCGAAATACAATCGCAACCACAGTGGGTTCAAGATACTTTTGACAGGGCTGTAACTAGAAGTCAAAACATAGCAAAGATATTTCAACAAGATTCTCCTATTCCGTTGGCAGGGCAGAAGATTATCTTAGACGACTTTAAAACAGGCAGTTTAGGAGAAGAGGTAGCTCGTTCACTAAAATCTATACCCGGAGATTTTGCAAGGCTTCCTACTTTAGCTGTTGCAGCGGGGGGTGCTGCAGCAGGACTATACAACGCTAAGATGAACGACAATCCAGACACGGGTTTTAAAGAAGATTTTACAGAAACATTCGAGGGCGTTATGACATCCTACGGTTCTTTCGATACCGTACAGGCGTATGAAGAAGCCTTGCAAAACAGTGTTATACTACGTAACTCTGAAAAACGTGTACAGGAATGGTATAAAGATAGCTTTATCAAGAGGTTTGGGCAAGATGCTTGGACGGTTGCACATCAACGTCCTTCCTATAAGATAGAAGAAGACGAAAAGGGCAATAAATCTGTAGAGCCTATTTTAAATGCAGATGGTAAGCACGTTATGGAAGATGTAGGGTTGCCTCCTGAAATTGCATCTAGTCTTGTTGAGATGGCATATAACGAACTTACTGGCACACAAAAGGCCGTATCAATATTTGCTACACAAGCACCTTTTACTTTGGGATTAACTATGCGTAGTATTTCTAAAGGACAGAAATATATAGATAAGGTTACAGAAGCACGTAAACAAAAGCCCGGAACATATGGTTCAGATATGTCCGACTATGATGTTTTTGTAGCTTTGTCAAAAAAAGAAGGCAACATAATTACCCGAACTTTTCAAAAGGGGTGGGCAGCAGCTACTCTTGGTAAGATTGCCAGAGCAGGTAAAAAAGAATCGATGACTCGTGCTGCTCGTGTTAATGACCATCTAAAAGTTTTAGATGAGTATACAACAAATATTAACAGATTAAAAAACGATATTGAAGTAGCAGGTCCGTGGTCCAAATTAAATACTGCACGAAAACTAGAAGATGCTAATAAAGAGTTGCAAACCTTAGAGAAGGGTTTGAAAAGCTACACTAGGGGCAAGGGTAGAGGTTACTTTGATAATCCTTATACTAGGGGTTTGATTGCTGATGATGTAGTTATATCTACGGCTATAGGCTATGCACCTACCATTCTTGATTGGTCTGGTATAGGTTTAGATGAGGGTACAGCAGAAGTTTTAACAGGAATAGTTACTCCTCTGGTAACTCCTGCAATGTTACCCGCAGGTAGAGGACTCCTATCTGTAGGCGTATCTGTAACTAATAAGTTTACAGACGGAACAATAAAAGACATAGCTCTAACTTTTGAAAACGCAAACTATCTGCCGTTTATAACAGAGGGTATGCTCGTCAGAGGTGATGAGGGTGCTATGCGTAGAGCGATGGCAGATGCTGGCGAAGAAGTAACAGACGAACAAATACAGTCGTTTACAACAATGGCTGGTATCTTTAAAACTATGAAACCAGAAGCACGTATTAGAAGTTATAATGCTTTGCGTCAATACAACGACTTAATGTCTCGAACTCAAAAACGCATGGAAGAGTTGTATCTCACTGATGCTAGCGGTATGCCTATAACAGATGAGAAAGCCATACAGGAATCCTACACTGAAATAGCAGCTAACATGCGTACCTTACATTTAAGTCTGGCAAAGGCAACAGGACTCGCTCCATTGATATCTGTCCAGTACATAAAGGGAAATCAACTAAAGCCAAGTGATTTAACCAAGCCCGGAACTATGGACGACATTTTATCTGCACTTGCTAGAGAAGAAGACAACTACAGAGGCATGGATACTCTCCTCAAAACGATGCAAGGAAGATTTGCAAAGAAAGGCATAGAATTAGACAGCAACGAACCTCTGCAAGCTATGATGGCTCAGATAGAACAGGTTGTCGTAGATGGTAGAGTTGGTGTTAACGTTAAGAAACAAGAGATGCAAAAACTGCTAAATCAGTTTTACAACAGCACTGAAACTATAGATGAAGACACAGTTAAAAGAATAGTAGACCTAGAGATTGCTTTAGAGGATTCTGCTATAAGAGATACTATTGACAGAAGTAAGAAAGCTGCAGAGGTTTCCTTAAAACTAACAGAAGCAGCCCGTGTACAAGGACGCACTCTCCTTGCTGCTGCTGAAACAATGGACGAAAAAGGCGTGTTGAAAAGCATCCGCCCTATTGCTGATAAGTTGTTTGATATAGAACACGGACGTAGGAGAGCGTTAGGTTCTGTAGGCTATAGAAAAGCGAACAGATATGTACCGGAGGGTTCTGACCAACCTGTTTCTGTAGACATGACTAATGTTGTACGAGAGCTTACCAACTTATCCGATGATTTGCGCGGGAAGCCCTTGAGCTTTATGTTTAGTGGAGGTCGTCAATTCTTTGGTCGTGCAGGCGGTGACGCATTAGAAAAGACATTTGAAAACATGGCTAGGAAGGGTCTACAGGAAACTTTTCAAGCAACGGCAGAAGCCACAGGGACCACCGGAGAACAAGCTGCTCAACTCATGTTAAGTGCAGCGTTAGAAAATGGTGACATAACAAGAGCTAGTTATGCTGAATTGGCAATGTTTATGATAGATAATGCAGCCGAAGAAAGTGGTGATATATTTAAGTATTTTAAAGCTACTCCTGAAGAAGCAGAAGATGTTTATCGTTATTTTAGAGACAGAGCCGCATCTTTAGACCCTGACAAATCTGGAGAAATTGCTAGGTCATTTACCGGTGTTATTAACAAAGCGTTCGAAGATACAGACCCACAACTTGCCCGTCTTGTAAGAGAAGCTCGTGATAACTATCAAAAAGTTATGGGCTATCAGATGGACAAGGGAAGGTATATGAGTGATGTTTTAAACTCTAGACAGCGCAGAAATGTAACAGAACAAGCACCAGAAGAAGGCGCACATTTTTATAGAAACATTCAAGGTCGTCCTGAAGCACCTTTTATACGTATATCAAAAGCATTTCAAAAGCTGGCAGACACTACAGATGAAGTGAAAATTTCTGAATTAAAAGATGAGATAGCAGAACAAAAGAATAGGATAATGTTCTTTTTGGGAGCTGAAAGAAATAGTGCTGGAGAGTACGTATTTGACCTTAGAAATTCTAGGCAGCGTAGAGCAGCAGATGCCGCGCAATCTATGATGGAAGCCCTTATAGGGAAGCGTATGATAGCTCAGTATAGAAATGAAACAAAGGCCATGTCAGAAGTTCGCACACTATTAAGTGGAGAGAGTCCTGAGACTGCTAGAGATGCGGTGATGGCTGTTCAAGAAGGAAGTGCTAAGTATGATTTTAGCCGTGCTAAACGAATTACAGATGCAGAGAAAATACTTACTGTTCCTGTCATAGAAACAGATGGTAGTGATGGTGTTCGTGTGTTAGGTATGAGCGACCAAGTGCGGGGTTTTACCGCAACTACAGACGACCTGCTTCGCCAGAGTGACAAAGCTAAAATTGAGTTTAGGAATATTAAAGCAGACGTAGAAAATACTGGTAGCATTATAAGAATTGCTGCCCAGCAAGAAGTAGACGTATCCAACGCCGCACTTAAAAAGATGGAGCAAATAGAAGCTTTAACACAAAGACCGCAGGATTTCTTTGACCGTGTGTTTGAAGGTCAAACAGTGGATAGTTTAGATGGTGTTGTAGCTAGATTTAAAGCTGGTGGCATGTCTGAACAGGAAATTCAACAAGGCTTGAAGTATATGTATATTCGCGGCTTGTATGGTAAGGCAGGTATGACATATAACAAAATGGTAGGTCAAACCGACGCTATTCAAGAAGTTGCAGATATCAACGTACTAATAGACCATGTTAATGACCCTACAAAAAGAAGAATTATGTCTCGTGTTCTTGGAGAAGACCACACAGAAGAATTGAAAGACATGGCTGAGTGGGCTAAGTTTGCATCGGGAGATGGCTACGGTTTTAGAGCGAGTCCTGATACAAGAGGTATGTCAATAGACAGCATGTTTGCTAGAGTCTTCAACCTAGCTAGAGGTATGGTTAGCCCTCTTTACTTGGCTACTGAAGTATCTGCACGAATAATGCTTGCTAGAAATCAAACTCTTGTTAACCTAGCCTTAACAGACAGAGAAGCTGCTAGAATTATAAACAACATATTGGTGAGACCTGAATCTGCAGAGATACCTGTTTCTGAATTAGAGGCTCTGGCAGCACGTATGCAGAACTATATAGCAACTGACTTGATAACTAGCGGAGGAGAAATACCTAACTTAGATATTATGTTGGGTGAACGGCCTGATATATCAACACCAGAAGATGTGATAGAGGCTGAAAAACAAGAAGAACAAGAAGAGATGGTTCAGATTATAAAGGGTGAAAATGATGATGAACAAGAATAAAAAAGGCCGTAAAGCATACGCCTACGGCTCTATGGTTAGAAAACCAATGCAGATGGGTGGCATGGCAATGTCCGCTAATCCTATGGAACCACGCCGACAAACAGGTATGCCTACAGCTATGGGTATGCCGAAGATGGCAGGTGGTGGTGAATTAAAAGAACCTAACAATCCCGGCCTGAAGAAGTTGCCAAAGCCCGTGCGTAACAAGATGGGTTATATGGCATATGGCGGAAAGATGAAGTCTAAACGTACCTACTAGAATTTGCCATCACGTCATCCCCTACCTCTCTTAGGTAGCGAACGAGACTAGCAACCTTAAAGGTCCCTTCATACTCTGGAAAACCACGTTCCATTGTTTTTACAAACTCCTCTGGGTCTACTGCCTGATAGTCCAGTTCGATATGCCCATCAGTGTTCATAACACATGTCAGGTTAAATAACTCAGCTTTAGCTTTCTTTGCCATCTTTGTATGCCTTAAATACGTCGGTGGAAAACAGTTTCTGAAGGCTGAGTAAATACATACGAGCCGCACCGTTATCCCCTCCGGATACGGTGCGTTTTTCGTCTAGGTTGTCTATGATACGTTTGAGGGATGGGACATCGAACACGAGCGTTGCAAAAGTCTCGTCGCCAATACAGAGGTTGTGAAACCAGTAGTCAGATTTGGTTGCGTTGATGCCACTAGGCTTACCATAGCACTCATACTCTATGGCTATGTTGCCCGTTCGAACCCACATGTCTCGCTCTGACTTGACCTCTATCTTCTTATCCTGCAGCATGTTAGCAACACGCTTTTCACGTACCTTTCCGTACTGCAAGTCTAAATCAAACTTCTTACGGTCTGCTACACACGGTTCCATACTCATGAGAATTTACCTATCAATGCAATCGCAACTTCATACGCACCGTACAAAAACAGCGCAGTGACACACACCTTTAAAAACTTGTTCATGCCATCATCTGACATTCGTTCCCACTCTGGTCTACTCATGCTCTCCCCCTGTTCCTCTACCAAGACCACCAAAGTATTGCGGCCTTTTACGTGCAACCTCAAACGTGGCTACGGTTATTACTATACCAGCTATTAGGATACTATGCAATAGCGCACTTACACCAAATACAGTGATAGACCCTAAATACATAGAAAAGATGATACACCACATCCACGCGAGAAGTTGCATAACAAGATGTCGGGTACTCATATCAGGTATATTTCTCAAGGGGTTATGTTTACTATTCATAACCGTGTTCCAAGTATCGTGTATAAACTTATTCATCACGCAGCACTCAGGTCAACAACTTCACACACACCGGCTGTACAAGCAAGTTCGCGGGAACCGCTAGTGTTGTCTTCTTTCTCAAATAAACTTAGCTGGTTCCAATCTAGCTTCACGCCTTTGTATGTTTGCTGCCATTCAAGATAGTCTTCTTTTTCAATATCCTGATAGGGGGCCTGCTGGTAGGTGTGGTCGCTATGCGGTAAGAACGATACCCCAGAGGCTACATCAAAGTTCTTATACACCCACGCACCAACATCCATCCACTCGTCTTCCTTGACAGAGATAGTTACAGAGGGCTTGTGTTCGCACCAGTGGATAGCATATGTCTTCCACAGTTCTAGTTGTTCTATGGCTGACATCTGGGTTCGCGTTACGGCGTTGCCGGGAGATTTCATAGCGAACGAAAACACAGTAGTTGAGTCTGGTTTCATCACGCAGCGTTCGTGTGGTACACCCGCTTCAATCATAAACTGAGTTAGCGGGTCTTTGTTGTCGCCGCGAACTGTCCTGATATAATAATCGTTGTGCCGTGCGTGAATACCACTAGCGGTGTCGGTTAGCTGTGACACAGTACCCGACGGCTTTACACAGGTGATTGCAGCGGACACTGGGATTCCAAGCATGTTCGCATACTTGTCGTTCGTCTTGACGGCCTCTTCTCGCATCTCTTGTAGCCACTTCTTGCTGTCTACGTTCTTTGACAAGACTGCGTGGTCCATAATACCAGTCAAGGATACGCCCAATAAACGTTCTTCCTCTGTGTTCTTCTTCCATACGCTCCTCAGATACTTAAAGTCTGTTAGGGTAGATTGTAGGGTTCCTAGTATGGTTGCTAGGCGAACCTTACGCTTCAGGCTATCTAGGTCATCTGTCTCACGAACCATCACCTCTGATAGGTTGCAGAACTGATACGGACGTAGAATTATTTCAGAACACGGATTAGTACCCCACATATGTCCTGTCTCCCGCCGTTCATTCTGAGCAACCTGTTTGTCAGCAGCCTCACGGTTGAACATACCACGTTCACCAGACTTGCTTTCGTACAAAGCAACCCACTCTCTCATGAACGTACCAATCTCTGGCTTACCTTTGTAGGCTACAGAGTTGTTAGCCAAAGCACGTTGGCCCTCGTTCTCCCACCACATACCAGACTTAGCATGTGCCATTTGGTCGTCGTTTAAGTTCGACAGACTAATCAAAGCTGACCGTCTGACTCCCCCTACAACTACAATCTCGCCAATCTTACACATCAAGTCGTGACACTCGATAGGAAATAGTCTACGTCCCTGTGCTTTCTTGAATGTCTCTACAGTAAAGCGAAACAGGTCATCAAGAGGCTGTGGCCCAGATGCTCTACCGCCCATTGTTTTTAGACGCTCACCAGCAGCACGAACCTGTGACATATCCCACGTAGGAATCTGTCCTGCATACAGCAACGCAATTAGTTCGCGAAGTGACTTGGCCCAGCCGGGTTTCGAATCGCCAACCTTGATTACAGTATCTGTCTCGTGCATAGCGTCGCTAACCACAGGCAGCTTGTCTACGTTCTCACGCTCTACTGAAAATCCTACGCCTGTGCCGCACATAAGAATATACATACACTCGTCAAACGAACGTGGGCTGTCTACAGGTATATACGAGCAGTTGTACCCTGAGATATTGTCACGAGCAAGAGCAGGACCTGAAGTCATCATAGCTCTCATAGACGGCATTACTTCGAGGTTTAAGACGGCCTCGCGAATCTCTTCTACATCCTTCTCAGGCAGTTTGAAGTTATGCTTCCCGCGAACTTGATTAGCCATAAAGTCAACATAACGGTCAACTGTCTCATGCCAATCCTCACGACGTTGCTCGGAATCCAGCCAACGTGCATACCGTGACTTGTGGATAAATTGTTGGTAAGTGGTAGGTAACATATTACTCATCGTCTTCTCTTTCTTTTGGATAATATACATTTACATCACTGTTACAATTTGGACAGTGTAAATTAGTTACTATGCTATACTCAGAATCCTCTTCTGATATATCGTGGTCTCCGCCCCAAATTAATTCTGTTCTACAATGCCAGCAGTTCATTCTGTCTTCTCATCAATTAACTTTTCGAGATACCACCGGGCTTTTTTGAGGTCTTGTAATTTGCCTTTGTATCTGTATCTCCAGACGTACTTGATGATGTTCCCTTGTAGGTATTGTTCAAAGCCTGTACCCGTCGCCGCCCTGATTGCCTCAATGCACTCGATACCTGCTTGATTATAGTGAATTGGTTTGTTGACCATATCATAGCCGCTGTATGCCTCTTTGCCTGCTTGTTCGTATTTATCTTCTATATCTTTCATAATGTTCATATAACTCGTCACCGGTTATCTCCATCTCCACCTATCTTACCACGTCTAGCACGGTCATTTAACTTAACAATATTACCTTGCGCTATGTGCTGCAAGTCGTAACCAATGTCACGAGCCAGTGCTGCACAATACCATAGCACATCACCAATCTCACTTGCAAGCTCTCCCTTCTTGATTTCGAACCCTTCTTGGTCGTAACCGTCGCGAACAAACTTCTTTACCTTGTTAGCAACCTCGCCAGCTTCACCAGCTAGGCCAAGGGCAGGATAGATTATCTGATGGCTCTCAGGATAGATAGCAGTCTTAGCTGCTTCTTTCTGATAGTAATTTAAGCTCCACTGGTCTCTCATTGCTTCTCTCCAAAGTTTACCTTAACTATGTTGTCCTCACGGGCAACTACCTTATCTATAATCTCATCAGCCTTGTTACTGTTTAACTCTGATTTGAACGAGTTTGCCATAGCTACAAAACTAAGTCGAGCCATGCCAGCATCCCACACACGGTCGAAGTCATTCTCCATCATCTCTATAATACCTGACAAGATTACCATGCCAGCAGGAACACTTTCTAAATCAACTACGTCACCTTGTGTTGTATCGTAGGCTGTCATCGAGAACGAGTCTTCATCCTCGTAGTTAAGAATGAGGTAATACCTGTCTGGGAGCAGACTAGCTCGTTCCATCTGGTTCTTTATGTCATCCATCTTTCAACCACTCCTCTGGAATTGTTTTCTCTGCCCACACAAAGTTGTGCTTAGTTGCCCAAGCTGCATAGGTGGTCTTGCTACCCCTGTAAATCTTATTGTTAGCGTTGAGGAATACAAATCGAATATCGAGGTCTGGGTATTGCTGCTTAATCAGCAACATCTTAACACGGTCCCCCTTATCTAGGTGACCTTTAGCTTCGATATACAAGTCTTTGTGAGGGATGTAGAAGTCAGGCGTATAGTTACGAGGCTTAGGTATATACGTTAGTTTCTTCGATTCGTATTCGAATGTGATGCCTTTTTCTGCAAGGGCCTTGGCTATGTTGATTTCGAACATAGACCTATATCTAGTGTTTCTCATAATTCTAGCAGGGGAAATGATGTTTTTGCCAGACTTAGCCTTTTTAAGAGATACTGTTCTACTTTTGGTGTATGCTTTTCTAGGTAGTTTAGTTCTTCGCTTAACAGCATTGTCGGTAGACATACAGTAACGCCCATCCTCAAGTTGTGATTGATTTGTTGAAATTGTTCTTCGATAAGAACTATATCCCTAGCTTCTGTGTCGGAAATAAGATAGCCAGTGTCGCTATAGTTATTACGTAGAGTAAGAGGTAGCGAGGTTTCCAACCCGCGAACATGCACGGTTGCTGGGTCACCGCCTCTCTCCTCATGTGATTCCACATAGATACACCGCAGGGCTGGATTCATAGTCATCAGCTTTCGTGGGTACGTCTCTGTGTAAAGTAAGGGCATCTCAGATACTCCGGTTGACTATCTTAGTGTACCAAGCCTTCGGTGGGAACTTAGCTTTAGACGTAATCTTATCGTGGTATTCTGCGTTCTTCCAGCAGTTCTCCTTGAATGAACAGAAGGTGCAGGTCTTTGGCATTAGTTTGTTACCCGTAAAAATCTTCTCGCCTTTAACGGTGTAGGATTCGTCAGTTGCCTCGAAAGGTATCTTGAACTTATTATCCTTAAGAAGGCTCTCCACGCGGCTCCTAGCGTCAGCAATGTACGTTTTACGGTCCTCTTCTTGGTCAGCAGGTGCTTCAACAAAATCCCACTCGCCAGACGACTTATTAATTGCTATCCAACCGCCAAAGGGCATGTCCTGTGATTCTGAATATAGATAGCCCTGCATGATGTAACCAAAAGGGTCATCTTCCTTGATTACATCGTAACCACCTCGTCCTGAAAACTTATTGTCAAAAGACCACGGGCTAGTAGACTTGATATCCCAAACTTTCTTTTCTCCATCATCCATGATGAGGTCAAGAGTACCCTTAATCTTCTTCTCACCCAGTTGAAGTTCGCAAGGTGTTTGGGTATCAACCACCTTAACACCAGCAGCCTTCATAACAAATACGGCAATCGCCTCAACAAGGTCGCCCATAAGAAAACGCATGATATCATTATACGCAACCTCTTGAGTGTGGCCCTGCTGTTCCATCTTCTGTTGACACAGAGGACGGCCCAGACCTGACATACGAATACGATAGCCACCACGAGATGACAATTGCTTTCGCAAGGAGTCTTTACAATCTTCCCCAAACTGCTCTATCAGGTCGTCAAAGCGGGAAGAGTCAATCTCCCCCCGCCCTGCTTTCTTTAAGAAGTCCTGTATTTCTACAAGAGCAATCATCCCGCTAACCGATTAGCAAGGTCGATATCTTCATTAGACACGTTCTGCTTGACGGCATCTTTATGTTCGCCAAGAAGCTTGGAGTTCGCAGCAGCTACGGTATCGTAAAACTTCTGCATTAGTTCCTTGCGTTCTGGTGTGAACTGAACTTCCTTCACCAACTCAGGTTGCGGTATCCAGTAGGTAACACCGCCGTTAGCCATTCGCTTAGTCTTCAGTTCAATATACGCAGTAGGCAACGGTATCTTATTACCCAACTTCTGCTGTACAAAGTCATTGATAGGGCGGAAACCAGAACGCTTGAAGTAACCAACAAACGGAAGGTTCTCTACAGGAGAGGCTTCCCCAGCAGCGTTGACGGCGTTTGGCATATCAAGCTGCCCATAAACAATGATGTTACACGTTACTGACTTACTCAGCAACAACCTTGGGTCATCGTCTGTTAGACTTTCTTCTTCAGAACGAACCAGTCTACCACACTTGAACCCACCAGAATTATCTGGGAAAGTCTCCGTCATCTTTTTTCGCTGAACAGAGCGACAAGTAAATGCCCCCTCTTCTTGGTCATAGATAGAATACTCGTAGGTTCGTAGCATCGGATTGATAAACACAGAGTCAGCATAGACCATCTCTGTTCCATTATAAACTTTCCAAGTACCACGCTTTAACGTGTGACCCTCTTCAGTGTCCGCATCGTAGTTAATACGAAGACTAGACGGGCCAGATTGCCTGCTCTCCGCAACGCCATCCTGACCAAGTGCTGCCAACAAAGCGTTTTTATCATCAGAAATACTAATCGCAAATTCATTTTCTACAGTTTCTAAGTTACCCATGTCATTCTCCATTGGGCTAAAGTTGAACGTAAAAGGATTATACCTCAAACACAGCTTCTAAGTCAAGCCAGTTTTTTCCCATTTTTAATTCTATTCCTACAGGCATACTGTACTCCTTGTTATACCTACGTTTTGTCTCCTGTGGCAAACACAACATTGCCTTAGACATAACCTGAATACACTGCTCTTCCTCGCCGGGATACACATCAATTACAATAGAATCGTGTACTGTGTTGCAAATAACAGACTGCATGTTCTTCATGTCATGGTGTAGTTTGACAAGAGCCATAGGCAACAGGTCTGCAGTAGCAAAGCCTTGTACAGGATAATTACAGATAGCTGTGCGATTGGTAGCTGTACCCCACTCAGTCCACCTAGCATCTGGGAAAGCATATTGTCTGCCTGATGGTAAGGTAATTTCTTTCTTGGTAACAGCATCTTTCTGTAAGGACTTGTGCCATTCAGTAACGCCGCGATACTTCTCCTTGAACGCCCGGTAGTAGCGTTGCTGGTCATCTGTACCACTAACACCCCCATACAGAGGTTTAAAGGTGTGTGCTTTCGCTTCTTGTCTTGTACAACCAATCACACTAGCAGTGTAGCTATGAACGTCTGTGCCAGCTTCTACGTCCGTTAAGATACCATCGTCGTTAGCAAGGTAACCAGCAACTCTAAACTCTAGCTGTGCATAATCACCTTCTAATATCTGCCCACCCTCGAACCTGCTTTCTACTGCTCTGCGGATAGCAAAGGTAGAACCACGAGGCATATTCTGAAAGTTAGGGTTGCGGCTAGACAACCTGCCAGTTGCCGTAACGCACTGCATAAACTCTGTGTGGATGAATCCGTTGCCATCCATGTTATTCTCCATCCCCTCAACAAAGGAACGCAGATAGGTTCGCAGGGCAGAGTATCGTATATAAGACTGCGCGAACTCACGAGCATCACCCCGCAAGGACAGTGACATGTCTTCTAGTGTCTCCTTGTCAGTCTTAAAACCACCCGCCGCAACATCAAATGCGTCACGAGGAACCATCTTAAAACCTGCAACCTCACCCGTATTCTCATAAACCACACCTTTACCCGAACACGTTCGGCATATTCTAACAGCTTTTCCAACAGTTCCATCCTTCTTTAATGGGTTGTATCTACCCTTGCCATTACAGTTAGAACACTGTGAACCTACTGTCTTGTAGACCACATCAGTCTCTCGCAACACATGCCCTTTGAACTCTGCACGGGACATACGCCTACGCATCTTGGGTTTCTTAGTTGCACCGCGCATCTCATGACCAAGGTTGAATATCTCAGCCCACGTCCTCTTGTCAGCAACTTTGCAAGAATACATCAGCATAGACCTGTCGTCTGGGCTGTCAAGATTGACGGGAGTATCTCCCATAGCATACTGGGCTAGTTCATTTAATCTGCGTTCTAGCTGAAACAGTTCTTGTTCATATTCTTCGCGAATCTCAGCTAGGGTTGCTTTGTTTATCTTAATGCCGTTCTGTTCGATGTGAGCCAGAACGCTTGTCATTTCAAGCGATAATCTTAGTGTCGGTATCAGTGTCATAAAATAGTTCCTCAAACGATGAGCCAAAGGCTTTGAGTTGTGCTAGTGCTACATCTTCTGTAGCGATTACATCTGCAATCCCGTACTCTACTATAGTATCCCACGGTATGTCAAAGAATGTTTTACCTTCCTTAAAGTAGGGGCTGATGAGGTCTTTCTCTTTCTGAACGCCGCCGTATTTATCAGCAACAGCAGAAAGGCTAAGTGACCAACGTCTTGCCTTGGCAAGGATGTACTCAGCAACCATCGTGTCGTACACATGTCCCTCGTACTTGAAGTTGCACTCACGTATCCACGATAAGTCAAACTTGATATTGTGACCTACAACTACGTCAGCAAGGTTTAGGGCATCTTGAAATATATTGAAGCCATCCTTGCTAGGTTGCTGGGTACTGTGGTCAAAGCAAAGGTAGTGTACCTCTTCAATGCCCAACCATTTGTAGCCCACAGAGACAAGTGTGTTACCGAAGTACGGCAGGGGTGTAGATGAACCATTGGGTTTCTCCTTGTGGGTTGTCTCCACGTCAAACGTTAAGACTCTCATTCTGACCTCAGTTTTTTTGTCTTAAAGAAGTTGTTATACTCTGAAAACTCTTCATTAAACATTCTAGCATAGTATGCCCTATGGTTGTTAGACAGCTTAAAGGAATCTTTTGATTTTGTTTCTATATCTGTGTGCCATCGTATGCGTTCAAAGATTGCGTTAACACTATAGTGCTTTCTACCTGAACGTATTACGTCAAAAGAGAACATCTTAAATAGTTCCCACACTTTTGGATTATTGTCATGAAACTGTTGAAACTTATCTTGTAACTTATTCATCAGTAGTATACTCCCGTATGTACATCTATGTGGCTGGTAAACATGCCATGCCACCCGTTTAGTTTGTTCTTAGAGATACAGATGTGTCTTGCTGTATTCTCTTCCTCAGATGTTCCTGTCTTCCCTATCCCAATGATAACGTCTGCTTCACCAGCTTTACCAGTTCGAGAACCATCTAACATGGCGTAGTCGATAAACTGTCTGTCGTGCGCTTCGAAGCTGGCCTGTGAGACTGACCATATCAGAAGTTTATTACGCTTGGCAATCTCCCGCGCAACTACATAGGTTTCCTTCAAGCGTTCATCACCACGATTAAACTCACCAGAAACCCTAAACTTATCAAGCTGGTCACAGAACATAACGTCCGGTTCGTTTAGCTGGGCGTATTCGTTTAGTTCTTCCATAGATGTACCTACAGAGTCCATGACAACGAGGTATGGTGCTATCTCTTCGTCGTAGCGTTGCTGTAATGTGTGCTGTTCTTCTATCATCTGCTGTCGTGTGCGTTCGAAAAACGATTGGATGATACGTAACTTAATCTTCTCAGCAGGCTCCTCGTTTGCCCAGTAAACCACCTTGTGCTTCTGCCTAACGTAGTTCGCGGCAAGAAAAGCACAGAACGTTGTCTTACCTACCTCTGGACGAGCAAAGATGATGCCAAGGTTGCCTCTGTCCATGCCTGACAAATGCTCTGACAGCAAGTCCCAATCAAACGGGAAGTCAGGGTCACCTGTTTCTTCTTGCACTAATTGTGTAAAGTCTTTGTCCATTTCACTATACGTTGTCTTATCTGTCATCCGCCCATCTTCAACCATGTCGATAAGCGTCTTAAGTTCGCCGAAGTGTTCTGATTCGCCAGTGAAGATAGCAATCGCTTTCTCACCAATCTGTCTGGCTCTGTCTCGAACCCAGAAGTTCTTAACCACATCGTGTTCGAGGGCCATCTCCTCAGATATGTTCGTGGATAGGTTGTCCAGTATGGTATATATTTCGTGTACTGCGCTAGATGGCATGGCAGGGTTGCGGTCACTGACCAGTGCCGCCACCTGATGAGGGTGCATATCGACACCGTATTCCTTGTGACCATAGGTAATCACGTCGAATATGGTAGCATCCCGTCCTGCGAACATATCTTTTGTAATAATGTTCTTTACTTTATTGTAAAACTCGTGGTTGAGCATGAAGCCCAACACCTGATGCTCAAGTGTACTTTGCGAGGACTCGCTCTCTTGTTGCATTATCCATGTCCTTTATGTCTTGATTTAAAATCATCATGTTAGTAGGCACAATGCCTTGTAATTTTCTTACAATTTCTAGGGCCTTTTGGGTAGCATCCTTATCAAGAGCTACAAATACCTTGTCGTAGTTCTGCAATACTTTGACGTGAGTGTCAAGAAGGTTCGTCCCAAGCAGTGCTACGCCCGAAAAAACATCAGATACACAGCAAGCACTAGCACAATCTTCGACAAGAACAGCGATACGTCCCCTGCCGCAAACGAAAGGATTACCTGACTTTCCATATCTCCACCACTTCGGTTTCTCGTTAGTTAATGTTCGGCCTGCCGCATCGACCACACGCTTGCCATCCGTGATGAGGTAGACAATTCGATTACGTTGGAAATCGAACCGCAAGTCTACCCGACCATCTAAATAGGCATCGTAAGCATGTACTCGTTTGAGGTAGTCCACTGATTCTTGGCTACGTGTTATCGGAACGAACGTGCTTGGCATTTCAAAAGTAGCACAGTACGTAACAGCAGCATCACTCTTGTTGTTTCTTTTCAGTAACATAGGATGTGTTGTTACATCCTTGGTTAACCTGAAGCCTGTACGACCAGAAGCAGTACAGTCAGCATGGAAGCAATGATATAAACGTTGCCCATTCTCTTCTCCTACACTAAACGTGTTCTTCTTTCCGCAAACAGGACAATCCATCCGCATCCGACCATTCGGTTGCAAAGGCAAGTCCATCACGAAATCTTTAATCCAGTTAGCCATGACATATCCATACGACAAACTAAAAACACTGTCAACATGATTTTTTTGTTGACGGCAAATCCAGTACGTGCTAATAACCAATATACCCTGCAGGGAACCCTACTATAATTACTTATTATATATTACTATGAAGAAAAGAAACCCTATAGCTAAACAAATACGTAACCCTACTTATAGGACACAAGTTGTACCTAACAAACGAGGCGTGGACGAAACCTACGATTGGGTTGCTGAATGGATGGACGAGGAAGATGGCAAGACCACCGAAGATAGAAGAGAAAACAAAGACGTACAATCTACTGATGACGGTAAGCCAATATGACAAACTTGCTACGCTATCAGAGAAACGACAAAAGACCGAACTAGAACAAGTCAGTGTTGCTGACCTAATACGGGAAGCAATCGACCTATACATCCACGTAATTGAACAAGAGGAAGAAGATGCGAAGACGGGAACTGAAGGCTGAGATAGTCGAACGAGAGTTTGACGGGAAATGGCAAGTCCTCACGCCAGCTAGTATGGTAAGGCTAAACGAGACAAGCCGCGAACTTGTTAAACAGGGTGAAGCTGTCGACCTGACAAAGTGGGTCACGGTTCATGTGACAAATTCTGAACGCCAAGCAAAAAAATGGCTTGACACTAATGCCGGTTATGTGTTAAGACTAAGTACGCCCTACGAGGTTGCATAGACGTAGGGTGTCCTTTCTGTTGGTTGGGAAGCGGGGTTGTCCTTTTGGATAGCCCCGTTTTCTTTTGGGGTTGACACGTTTAATAGTTTACTGTATGGGTAATGAAACTGCAAACAAACAGAAGGAAAAGCAGATGCGTTCAAATCACAAATTAATTATCAAAGCAAGAGTAATGAAACAAGTTACCGAAGAATATCAGTTTGATTGTACAGGCATGACACCAGACCAGATACAAGAAGAAATGGGAAGAGCGTATGTAGAAGACAGGGACGCTGAAGGCTGGGATTGTGTGGGTTGGGAAACTGACCATTCAGAAATTAAGATGAATTTGGAGATTGTAGAAAATGACAATTAAAAGAATACACATCAACCAACATCACATCCGCCACAACAGCAAGACAGGTGATTACAAGCCCGTTATATCTGTAAAGGTTAACGGTAAGAACTACACAGGACATGGTGTAGAGTTTTTATCTGGGCGTGTTGTTTACTCACCAGACAAGCCGTTGTCGTGTGGTGCTAAGGTTTGGATAGAAACAACAGAGGCAGTGGCTATCAAGAAAGAACCAACAGGAGATAAGTGGACATGGATGGCTTAACTTGTTTACGGTGTGGTCACTACCATGAGGACTACAACCGCTTAAAGCATTACAGTTATGATAGCGGCGGGTTCTGCCGTAATTGTGATTA